GATTTGCTCCAAACTTTTTTTGTGCTGCTGCAGTTCCACCAAGTCCAGTAAAAGAAAGTATCGCACTTAGAACAAGTGCTTTAATTATCATCGAAGCAATTTGTTTTGCTAAATCTTTAAATATTTGACCTAAACCTTGTAAGAAGTTTCCTCCACTTACAATAACATCAGCAAATGATTGAGCAAAGTTTTCTGATAAACTTAAAGCTAAACTATTAAGTGAATTAGCCCATCTTTGTGCTGATGCTAGTTGCTCTTGTTTTAATCTCATATCTTCTTGATATGCTGCATAAGCACCTGCTCCAAAGATAGCATCGTAAGCTTCTTGAAGGGATCGTGTTTTAGGTTCTTTTGTAGGTGTTGTTTCATCACCACCTGGAACACTAAAATCAAATACACCCATTATACCTTCACCAATACTGCTTTTAAAGTTCTTGTATGTGTCCATAAACTTTGAAGCACTATCTGAGAACTTACCAAATTTAGTCAATTCATCATCAGGTATAATAGTTAATTCCTCTTTTGGTGTGAAATTTTCAAATATTGTTATACCAAACTTGGAAGCTGCATCTCTTAATCTAGTAACAGTCTTATTGAACATATCAATAAAATAGTTACCTATAGAATTTGCTATATTTTGAAATCTCTCTTTTAGTGCCTTACCATTATCTATAACAGCTTGACCTAAAATACCTAAGACTTGTATTAGTTTGTCTACTATAATAACTATAGCCCCAACAACAAGAACTACTGGGGCTGCTGCTGCTACAAAATTACCCATTGCAACTAATCCTGCTACTAATGCTCCACCTAAACCACCTATTATTAAAGCTAGTGGTCCTATAGCTGCTGCAATAGTTCCTATCGTTATTATAAGGTTTTGTGTTGTATTATCTAAGCCACTAAATTTATTTGATAAGTGAGTTAGAAATTCTATAAGAGGCATAATTCTATCAGCAAGTAAAGCACCTAACTCTAAGTTTAGACCCTCTATTGCTGATTGCATTTTCTTTACTTTTGCGACAGTAGTTTTACTCATCGCATCTGCCATTTCATTTAACCTAGTTGTATTGTTATCATACTCATCGGTTAATTCGGCTAACTTATCTCTGTTCTCAGATAGTATAAGTAATTGGTTTGCTGCTGTCGTTCCAACTAAATCTTGAGCTTCACTAAGACTCATTGTGCCACTAGACAAATGTTCTAGTGTAGAGCCAAAAGGAATACCCTCTTCGTTTAACTTCATAAATACTTTACGAAGCCCTGTACCTGCTTTAGATGCCTTAATACCATTATCCATTAAGACACCCATCATAGCAGACAATTCTTCTATATCAACACCAACTGCTTTTGCAGAAGCACCTGCGTGACCGAAGGCTGTTGCGAATGTACTAAGTTCTACTGATGAATTGGCTGCTGCACTTGCTAAAGTATTAGCTACTCTTGCTGATTGCTCTGTTTCGAGTCCAAAAGCATTTATAGATTTAGATACAACTTCTGCTGCTAAAGACAAATCTTCTCCAGTAGCTAAAGCAAGGTCTAATATAGATTGTTGCATCCCCTTTATAGCTTCAGGGTCAAAACCTTTACGACCTAATATTAATTGTAATTCGGCTACTTGAGATGCCGTAAACTGAGTAGTTGCACCTAATCGTTTAGCTTCTCCCGTAAGCATTTTAAACTCTTCGGCAGTAGCACCTGTTACTGTGTTTACCTTCATCATACCATTCTCAAACTGAGAGAATGTATCAAAGGCTTGTTTACCCATAGCAACTAAAGGTGCTGTAACACCAAAAGTAAGTGTCGAACCAATACGAGCTGCGTTAGAAGCAAAACCTGCTATTGATTTATTTGCTTTACCAAGACTTGCCTCTAAGCCTTTGATATTAGCAGCTACAATTATCGATATAGTTTTAACTCCACCCATTTTATAACTAGATTTTTTTAGCTTCTATTTTTTCGTATCTTTTTAGAGCCTCTTGGATTTGCTCTTTAGTAGCAATTTGTTTTTTAACTTTATATTTGTTGTCCCAAGGGAAAGGTAGTATCTCTTTTGGTTTTAACCTCTTCTTACTGTGTGGTGATAATGTAGAATGAATTATAATTCTAGTTCTCTCCCAATTATCTTGCATTAATTGCTCTTGATAAGTGTTAAAACCAATTAACTTGTTGTTGAAGTTTCGTGGGGTAGAGTTATAAAGTTCATCATAACTCATCCCCATCCTACCTAAAGCTATTTGTTCGAGTTTATCCCAATTAATTTCACCCGATTCTTTATCGACTTCCTCTCCCTCAACTACTTTCCCTCATCTTGAGGTTGGTCTAATTGGAAAGCTTCAAAGATTTCATTTATCTTAGAAAATTCCTCATTGTCTAACCAATTTTCAATATCACTTATCTTGTACTTAAATGGCTCTCCTATTTTCTTAGCACCATACTTTAATCCATAATAAGTGATAATCCCAATGTGGTCTATCTCCGAACCTAATTGATTCATTTCGCTTAACTTTAAACCACACTTATTACAAATGTCTTTTAAAGCTAAATAACTAAATCTAATTGGTCTCTCTTGACCACCTATTTCTACCTTTTTCATTTTTTAATTTAATTTAATTGATTTATAAACTATATTTTAAGTGTACAAAGTGTTAGTTGCTGTACCTGTAAATGTAGCCGAACAAGTTAGATTATCCTCAACTCCTGCATCAAAATCAATAGATGTTACAAGAGCCTCTCCTTGCCAACGAGTTATAGTTGTAGGGTTTTGATAATCTGATGCACTTCCTCTATGTTCTATTTGCCAAGATGATGTAAATACTTTAGGATATGAACTTTGCGATTTTGATAAGCCTGGATATAAAAAGAATGTAAGTTGACTTGCGTTACCCGTTATATTTATTGGACTAGGAAATTCTACAGCTACTCTACACCAAGTTGTATCTAAATTTTCTATTTTATAAGAAACAGCGTCTCCTGATGGATAAGGTGAAATTGTTTCTGTACCATTACCACTAATAATTCTGCTAGTCCAATCTGATGGATTAACATTTTGAATTCTGCAAGTTGCTTGTGTAGTAGTACCATCACCTCTAACATAAAAAGACCAAGAAAGCTTTTTATTCTCTAATCTACCAGCAGAAAATTGGATTTTTAAAGCATCATTTTGTGCACTTGTAGCTTGTATGCTTGATGCTGTTGTTCCTCCAAAAGGATCAGTTTGTCCTGATACTTGAGTAATTTCAGCAAGAAAAAATCCTCCTACGCCACTTGTTGTAAGATTAGTTGGTAGAATATTTCTAATTCTATCAGAAAAAGATATATTGTATGTTCTTCTTTTTCTTAGTTTATTTAAAAAATCAGTTCCATCTATAGGATGGTCAGGATTAAGATTTTGCAATAATTCAGTCGATAACTCAAAAGACTTTAAACCACTTACTGATTCTGAACACCCCTCAGAATCTTTTGTAGTAACATCTATTAAATCTGTATTAGTACTAAACGAAGCTGATGTACTAAATGCCACAGGGTCAAGTATATCAGACGAACCAGGTGTCATTATCTCTATAACAACAGAATCTTCTTTTAATATTCCCGTATTATTAATTATCTCTAATGTAGGAACTAAACCTGTTCCACCATTAGTTACATCTCTATATGTATAATCTCCTTGTGTAGATTCGCTTGAAATTGTGTAACCATATGCACTTTCTTGTAATTTATTTGTAATTATGCTTAAAACAGAAGAACCATTATTTGTTGATGTTGACCCTGTTGCAACATCATCAAAAACTTGTCCACTTACATTAGTTACATTATTTATCTTTAAAGCTCCTGTAGTTGATAATGGAGAGGTAGTCAATACTTTAATCCTAGTAATTTGTTTAAGTGCTACACCTGTCTTGATATAAACCAATAAATCCGATGCGTTTTGAATTGCCATAATTAATGGATTTAAAAGTTAATACTATGCTTCTAATAATGCTCCTGTACCTTGGATAGTAATAGAGTAAGTTGCGTTTTCTTCAACACCTGCATCTATAGATAAAGATGCTATGATTCCTTGACCATACCAACTTTTAGTGCTGTTACCGAAAGCTACTTTTACTGCTACACCTGCTGCCCAAGTATCATATAATGATGGAGTAAGTTTTACAGTTTTATTTGTTGTAGAATCAGATAACCAAGGGTCATTAGCAGCAGCATTAATAGTATCTGCACTTAAATCAACGAAAGCGTCTCCACTAATTTCCCAAGATTTAAGACCACCTAAATTATCTTGCCAACCTTGGCTTGATTTTGTTGTAGAATCACGAAGATCCAAACTTACACTTAAAGAAGCTGAAGTAGCGAAACCAATAGTATCACCTGCTGCAGGTTGACCTGAGCCTGTACCACCTACTCTAATTGCTACATTTGTTGCGTTTTGAATTGCCATTTTATTTTAATTTTTAATTATTAGACAGTTAAAATTTACGTTTTTGTAGAATTTCTCAGGAGTCTTGAAATAGTCATCGTCTAAATCAAGAAATCTGAATTTCGCTGTGTAGCTTACACCATCTTCAGTATAAGTTACTACGAACAAGTCTAAGGCTTCTACGACTGCCTTGGCTTGGTTATATGTTGTATTATAGGTGTCTGCAAAACAAGCGATGCGAATTGATACATCACACGAGTTAAGCGAACTACCTTTAGATAAAAAGTTCGACACATTAGTTATTTCAAATGTAGAGCAAGGGTAAGATACACCTTGTGGTATAATAACTGGAAAAACCTTGTCATTACCATTAGCTGCTGTAAAAGCTGCTGTTGCTTGTAATCTTGTTACTATTTCTTTTCCTATTACTGCAAACATCTAAAATCCTGCTTGTTTAATCATTTTATCTAATAACTTATCTAAGTCTTTCTCAGCTTGAACGTAAATCTGTGATTCCATTTTTCTAGCTGTAGCCTGAAACACGTCAGGTCGAGGAGATTGTATTGCATTACCTTTAATTTGCATCGCAGGTAAGTTTCTACTATCTCTCCCTTTAATTCTTATAGGTGTGGTTTTACGAACAATAGGACCAACAAATAAACCTGGCTCTCTCGATTGACGAGCTGTAATTATACCAATAGTTTTAAAGGTTGGTGTTCTACCACTTTTTCTTTTGTAATTAGAGTTACTATTAAACTCTCTTTTATAAGCACTTTGAATACCTCCAGCTAATTTGTTAGCAGCAGGTCTCAACGCTTTGTTTATAGCTGTACGAGATTGACGAGATGTTTGACCTAGTTTTTTTAAACTTCGTTGCACATCTTGAATACCTTGTACTCGTATAGTTCTATTAGCAGCCATAACTATATTGGTGAAGCTGTTGGTAAATCTTGCTTTACAAAAACTTCAATGAACTCTTTTCTAGGGTCTATAACGAAACCTAATATCTCGTATATATCGCTAGTCTCTACTTCCTCAATAATCCAATTAGCTTTTATACCTTTTGTCTCACTTGAGTATCTTATAGTGTAAACAAATCGACCATAAGATTGTAATTCTTTTCCTTCAAACTTCTCTTCGATGTCTCTAAGGGTCTTAACATTTTTATTTGCCCAAACTGTCGCTTGAACAGAATAACTGCTTGAAATCCCTCCAAAACCATCTTGAGTTGAAGATATTGACTTTAACTTAATTCGTTGGTTAAAATCACCTGCCTTTATTTTTGCAATAAAAGCCATATACTATAAATAGCATTTATAAGGTTGTAGTAATATCTCAGAAGCCATTGGGAAAGCTCTCTTGCGATCCTCTCTGAAATAATACATATCACTTGCAATTAATTTAATCGCTTGTTTAATCGCATCAGGAATACCAGTTGCTGCATCTGCTATACCTGTATGGAATTTAAAATAATATATCCCATCAGTTGTTCCATCTAAATCTGTTGTACTTATTGCATTAGAAGGTGTGTTAGTCATTTTTACCTGACAAGGGTTAGTATTTTGATTTGAATACCAATTTGTGTTTGCAAAATAAGTATAGGTAGTACCACTAGCAGCTAAATAGTGTAAACCATCTTTATCTGCATCAGTTGCACCCTCACCAGTTGGATAACTAAACTTACAATCAGGATAGTATAAACTAAATGTACTAGGTAATTCATTAAACCAAAGTTTGTACTCGGCTGTAATAAAATGTCTGTTACAATAGTGTTCAGCCATTTGAGTCGCAGCACTTATATATGTATCTAACAATGTGTTCTCATCATTGGTGTCTATTCTAAGTTGAGCCTTTAGTTCATCTCTTGAAACGACAGCAATAGTTGCAACCTCCGATAGCTCTAAATTCCCATATCTGTTTTGACTTGGGTTTAGATATTCGTAGTTACCTTTGTTAAATATATTATCTAAGTACGATATAGCCATTTTGGTTTTTTATAAAGAAAAGGGAAAGGGGATTAACCCTTTCGCCTTTCTAATTAATTTAATCTACTATGCTGGAGCTACACATTTAACAGCAGCTTCTTTTCCTGCAGACTGAGCAATCAATCCATCAAGTAAAGTAGAAAGTACAAGTGAAGTACCACCACTTAAAGACTGAGAGTAAGGGTCTACTAAGATGTCAAGACCACCGAACATAGCCAAGTGAACTTTCTCCATATCCAACATTAAAGCTCTTGCTCTTGAAGCAGAGTTACCATCAGAACCTACATTGTCTGAAATAGCGTAAGGAATGTTAAGAACAGTTCTATCAACTAAATTCATAGAAGCAGCGTTGAAAGCAGAACCATCTTTAGCAGCGATTTGAGCAGCTAAGTCAGCGTAAGCATCACCATTCAATAATAATTTAACTGAAGGCTTGTTTACATCGTTTGACTGAGAAATCATTTTGCTAAACATAGACTGAACAGTTGCTAAAGCTGTAGAGCTAGTCCAAGCTTGAGTACCTGAAGTGTAAGCAACACCATCTGCAAATATTGACTCAGGACCTTGAGGAGCATCTCCACTTACTAACAAGTTCTTTTCAAATTGAGCCATAATAGCTGTTGCAAAGTTTCTTCTGAAAGCAGCTTCGATAGAAGCGTTTTGAGCTAAAGCAGCGTTAGAAACATTAGTTGCAGCAACAATAGTGTGAGGGTTCAACTGACCACCACCAATAGTACCTGCAGTAGGTTGGGCTGAAGAACCATTTTCAGGAATAAAACCTGCAGTAATTCCTGCTACGATTGGAATTTTTTGAGAAGCAGAAACACCTGTGTACATTGTAGCACCATTTCCAACTAATACAGAAGCAGCAAACATATCATCTACGAAAGACTTAACCTCTACTGGTTGAGAGTTAGAAGTTAAAGCTGTGTTTGCACGAGATTCCAAAGCAGAGTGAGGTATAGCCACACCTTTGAAGTTTTGAGAAGGGTTCTCGTTACGAGCCTCTTGATCCATTTCACGAACAAGACCTTCAACACGACCACTTTTAGCAGCGTTAAATGCATCTACAAAAGAAAATGCTCGTAATTCTTTAGAATCAGAAACATTTTGAGTTGCGTGAGAAACAGGAATAGAAGCTGCTTCAGCGTTTAATTTTTCTTGACGCTCAACTACCTCAATGTCTTTAGCTAGTTTGTCAATGTTAGTCAT